AATCATTCGGGGGTTCATCAAATAGTAGTTCTAACTACACAGACCCGCAAGCGAACGATACTCCCGATGAAGATTTACCATTTTAATTTAAGTTAGTTGGGTGGGGGAAACCCCACCCTTTTAATTATTTAACTTATGACAAAAGAAACAAGACAAAAAACAATTGACAGTCTCAAAAAAAAGTATGAGGCTCAGATTTTAGAGGCGGAAGCAACATTAATGATTTATCTTGAAAATGCTGCTGGTATTGGAGAACACCCACAGATGTTAGAGGAAATGGATAACATGGTGGAAAAGTTGGCAAATGCTAGTGACAAACTACAAGTATTAACAGAATTTTGGAAATATAATGGCAATCAAGAAAGCAACTGATTTCTCTTCTTTTAAGAAGAAATATTCAACATCCGCAAAATATAAACCCCAAAGATTTTTTGACCTGGGGACAGAGTTCCTAGATGCGGTTGGCTTACCAGGGCCAGCTATTGGGCACATCAATATGTTCCTTGGGCACTCTGACACTGGTAAAACAACGGCTCTTATAAAAGCAGCTGTTGATGCTCAAAAAAAAGAAATACTTCCAGTTTTTATTATTACTGAACAAAAATGGAGCTTTGAACATTCCCGTTTGATGGGCTTCCAATGTGAGGAAGCTGTTGATGAAGAAACAGGTGAAATTGATTGGGATGGTTTTTTTATTTTTAACAACAACTTCGATTACATTGAACAAATCACGGATTATATTAATTCTCTTCTGGATGCTCAAGAAAAAGGTGAATTGGAATATGATTTGCTCTTTCTTTGGGACTCAGTTGGTTCAGTTCCCTGTAAGATGACTTATGAAGGAAAAGGGGGAAAACAACATAACGCCGCAGTTTTAGCCGATAAAATTGGTATGGGTATCAATCAAAGAATTTCAGGTTCACGAAAAGCTGAATCGAAATTCGAAAATACTTTAGTTATTGTAAACCAACCTTGGGTTGAACTACCAGATAATGCATATGGGCAACCTAAAATCAAAGCTAAAGGCGGCGAAGCTATTTGGTTGAACTCTTCCCTTGTGTTTTTGTTCGGAAATCAGAAAGGTGCTGGTACAACCAAAATTACGGCAACCAAAGATAAGCGTACGGTTAAGTTCGCGAGTCGAACTAAAGTTTCAGTAATGAAAAACCACATCAATGGTCTGGGGTATGAAGATGGTAAAATCATTGTAACACCACATGGATTTCTTGCGGGTAAAGATACTACTGAAGAAAAAACATCGATTGAAACTTACAAGAAAGAATATTCTGATTACTGGAAGGAAATCATTGGTAGTGATGGTGACTTCACTTTGAAGGAAGAAAAAGACCCAGAGAGCTTCTAATGATGCTTAATGAGTTCGTTAGTGAATGACTAATGGTGTGGCTGGAAATACCAGCCAACCATTTCATTTTTTGTATAACATTTGAAAAAAAAAATAATTGAAAACTCTATTAGTAGATGGAGATAATTTATTCAAAATCGGATTCCATGGAGTTCGAGAACTATTTGTTGCCGGTAATCACATTGGGGGCATCTATCACTTTCTTAACACCCTTAGAAAACAACTCGTGGACAACGAGTACGACAAAGTCGTTGTGTTTTGGGATGGAAAACATAACTCCCAAACTCGACGTAATTTATATCCAGCATATAAATTAAACCGTAATAATAATATGACGGAGGAGAAACTCGAGTCATATTTTTTTCAAAAAAACAGGGTAAAACAATATCTAGAAGAAATTTTTGTTAGACAAATAGAAATCGATGGTAATGAGTCAGACGATTTGATAGCATATTACTGTCAAATATCTACTGATGAACATAAAATGATTTTTTCATCTGATAAAGATTTACTTCAGTTAATTGATGAAACTACTTCCGTTTATTCCCCTCTACAAAAGTTCATTTATCAAAATGGTGATTTAGTGAAATTTGGTAATTTTTACATTCCACACCAAAATATTCTTGTGGCAAAAATTTTTTTGGGAGACCAAAGTGATAATATCCAAGGGATTAAACAACTAGGTGAAAAAACTTTTATGAAAGTTTTTCCCGAGGTACTTGAAAAACCCATTTCTATTGATGATATTTTAACAAGAACAAAAAACTTGTCGATGGAAAACCCTAAACAAAAAGTTCTACAAAATATTTTAGATGGTTTAACGAAAAATGGTAAATTAGAAAATGAGTATTACTTAGTAAATCAAAAATTGATGGACTTGAAACTTCCATTGATTGATGAAGAATCCAAAAAAATTGTTACACAATATTACTCAGAGTCTCTTGACCCAGAAGGTAGGGAAACAAAGAAAGTAATTGAAATGATGATGGAAGATGGCTTCTTCAAATTTCTCCCCAAAACCGACGAATCGTTCGTTGAATTTTTAAAACCTTTTTTAAAATTAACAAGAAAAGAAAAACGACAATTTAAAAAAAATAATTAATTATGAAAGAAGAAACTCTTTTTAAGATGGAATTCCTTTTGACGTTGAATGAAAATATTGTAGTGCAACGTTTTTTCAATGTCCGCAATTACAACTCACAAGCAGCTCGCTCAGCCGACCTTGCCTTTTTTATGAAGCAAGTTGAAGATGATTTTATCTCTGATTTAAAAATGAAAACAGTTATGTACATGATGGACAATCAGGAAGCTATTTATCTTGACCCTGAGGTGTTAAACACATCAAATACTGACGAAGCGGAATACTTTAATATGTATGTCAAAGTGGCAGACGAAAAAATTTTTCATCGAATTTTTGATGCAAAAATATACCCACCAAAAGTTAGATACACTGTAGATGTACGTCCCAGCTTGAAAAACATTCTGAAAGGACTGACTGACATTTTTTCAGCAGAATATTTGTCTTTCGAGTACATGGAATACGACCTATCTCGGTAATATTTACTGAATACATTACAATTATATGACTAAAAATTTTGACTATCTAGGAAATACATTTCAACTTCAACTATTAAATCAATTAATCTTAGATAAAGAATTTGCTCAGTCCATTATTGATGTTTTAGAACCATCTTATTTTGATAACAAGTATTTTAAACTTGTGATTCAAATGGTAAGAGAATATTATTCAAAATATCAATCTACACCCACCTATGATACACTTGACCAAATTGCCAAAGCGGAGATAAGTCAAGAACTAGCCCTTAAGATTGTCTTGGACACTCTTAAGCAAATCCAAGAAGCTCCATTTGAAGGTGGGGTTTTTGTTCAAGAAAAGGCATTAAAATTTTGTAAGCAACAAGAATTACAAAAAGCCATGGACAAGGCACAAAAAATTATCACTAATGGTGATTTTGAGTCTTACGACCAGGTTGAAGGGATGGTTCGAGAAGCACTACAAGTGGGTGAAAGAGAATCTGGTGTCTTGGACGTATTTAATGGCCTGGATGACGTTTTAAATGATGATTACAGACACCCAATACCAATGGGTGTTGATGGTATTGACAGACTTCTTAAAGGTGGCCTTGCCAAAGGTGAAATCGGGGTTATACTTGCACCAACCGGTGTTGGTAAAACAACACTGATGACAAAGATTGCAAACTCTGCATTTAATTTGGGTTACAATGTACTTCAGATTTTTTTCGAGGACAATCCCAAAATCATTCAACGTAAACACTTTACAATTTGGACAGGCATTGAACCGGATAATCTCTCTTCAAGAAAAGAAGAGGTTATGGAAAAAGTTGGCGCAATCCAAAATACAATGCCTAATAAGTTGATTTTGAAAAAGCTGCCATCAGACACAATGACCATGGCACAAATAAAAAATCAAGTTCGTAAAATGATTGCGGATGGTACAAAAATTGACATGATTACTTTAGATTATATTGATTGTGTTGTACCTGAAAACACTAAAAATGACGAATGGAAAGCTGAAGGTTCTGTAATGAGACACTTTGAGGCAATGTGTCATGAACTTGAAATTGCTGGATGGACAGCAACTCAAGGTAATCGGTCATCTATTTCATCTGAGGTTGTTACAACAGACCAAATGGGTGGCTCAATCAAAAAAGCACAAGTTGGTCACGTAATTATTTCTGTTGCAAAAACTATGCAACAAAAAGAAATGAAGCTTGCAACCATAGCAATCACTAAATCTCGTTTGGGACAAGATGGTGTTGTTTTTGAAAACTGCAAATTTGACAATGAGTTATTGATTATTGACACAGAGTCATCAGTAACATTCTTAGGTTTTGAAGAACAACAAGAGCAACGTAAGAGTGATAGAGTAAAAGAATTATTTGAAAAACGTAAACAGAGAGAACAAAACTCAAATCTTTAAAAATCTTGATGTTATGATATTAAAATATTCAATTACAAAACTTAAATTTGTCTGCCGCTACTAATTATTTAAACTATGGAAAATCAAGAAACACAATCATTTAATGAACAACGTTTCGTTATTAAACGAAGCGGCGATAAAGTTCCTTTTGAAGAAGAAAAAATTAAAAACGCAATTATCAAAGCTATGCGTGGCATCAACAAAGTTGATGTTGAAATGGCTGAAAAGATTGCAAGAATTACTAAGAAGGGTATCTTCAGGAATAATAAAATTGGGGTACCACATGTCGATGAAATTCATGACATGGTGGAAAACAAATTAATGGATAATGCTTTGAATGATGTTGCTAAAGAATATATCATTTATCGCTCAAAGCACCAACCTAATATCTTCATGAAGAGAACTAATCTCAAACCCTACGAGTACCCAGCACTTGTGGAATATGTTGACGCTATCCGTCATTCCTATTGGGTTCATACTGAGTTTAATTTCACTTCTGACATTCAGGATTTTATGGTACACTTAAATGAAAAGGAGAAGATGGCGGTACAACGTGCAATGCTTGCTATTTCGCAAATTGAGATTGCTGTTAAAACGTTCTGGGGTGATATCTACAAGAGATTGCCTAAACCAGAAATTGGAAGTGTTGGTGCAACCTTTGCAGAATCTGAGGTGCGACACGCTGATGCATACTCACACCTTTTGCAGTTATTGGGATTGAATGGGGAATTTGAAAATTTACTTGAAGTTCCTGCAATCCGTAGACGAATCAAATATTTGGAAAAATCAATTTATAATTCAAAGTCAGTGGAAAACCAAGATTACTTTGAATCGGTGGTGTTGTTTTCGATGTTTGTGGAGAACGTATCACTCTTCTCGCAATTCCTAGTAATCATGTCTTTTAACAAACATAAAAACGTTTTGAAAGGCATTAGTAACGCAGTTGAAGCAACTTCTAAGGAAGAAAACATTCACGCTGAATTTGGATTTGACTTAGTTAACCTAATCAAAAAGGAAAACCCAACCTGGTGGACTCCTGAGTTAGTTGAAGATTTAATTCTAGCGACTAAGGAAGCTTTTGAGGCTGAATCAGAAATTGTTGAATGGATTTTTGAAAAAGGTGATTTGGATTTTCTTACAAAAGCACAAACAATAGAATTCATTAAACACCGTTTTAACATTTCATTGAACTCAATTGACATCGATAATATTTTTGAAGTCAATGAAAAACTTTTAGAAACTACCGAATGGTTTGATGATGAAATTCTAACAACAAAGCATACAGATTTCTTTAACAAGCGCAGTATAAATTACAGCAAAAAGTCAAAATCAATTACACTTAACGATTTATTTTAATTTAAAAACAACGACAATAACAATATGGAAAATAGAGAACCTTTTGACTGGATTAATGATGAGTCAATTACATTTCTTCGTCGAGGATATTTGAGTGAAGGAGAAGACTCTTTAGAACGGATTAGAACAATTGCTGAACACGCTGAAAAGCTTTTAGGTATTGAAGGATTTGCGGATAAATTTTACGATTATATGGGTAAAGGGTGGTACTCACTTTCTTCACCGGTGTGGGCGAACTTTGGAAAAAAGCGTGGATTACCCGTTAGTTGTTTTGGTTCAAATATTGGTGACAATATTGAGTCAATTCTTTACACTCAAGCGGAGGTCGGTGAGATGAGTAAAATGGGTGGTGGAACTTCAGGTTACTTTGGAAACATTCGTGGCCGTGGTGCTGAAATTACAGACAACGGACACGCACCAGGTTCAGTACACTTTATGAACTTGTTCCAAAGTGTTGTGGACAACATTTCTCAGGGTTCAACACGTCGCGGTAGATTTTCACCATACCTTCCAGTTGAACATCCAGACATTATGGAATTTTTGGAAATAGGTACTGAAGGATTTCCTATTCAGGATTTAACCCATGCAGTAACAGTTTCTGACCAGTTTATGGAGGAAATGATTGCTGGTGATAAAAAGAAACGAGCTATCTGGGCTAAAGTTATCCAACGTAGAGGAGAAATCGGCTATCCATATATTATGTTTGCTGACACAATGAACAAAAAGTCGCCTGAGGTTTATCAGGAAAAAGGAATGAAGATTTATAATTCAAATTTATGCTCAGAGATTGCACTTCACAATTCGGAGGAGGAATCTTTTGTATGTGTTTTATCTTCAATGAATGTTTTGCATTACGACGAATGGAAAGATACTGATGCTGTAGAGATGATGATTTATTTCTTGGACGCTGTAGTAACAGAATTTATTGAAAAGATTGATACTATTAGAAATAATGGGACAATTGAAGGACAACGTGCTTTTTTCTATTTAGAAAAAGCTTACAACTTTGCTAAAAAACAGCGTGCGCTTGGTTTGGGAGTTTTAGGTTGGCATTCTTTATTGCAATCGAAAGGTTTACCCTTTGATTGTCGTGACACTGCTAAATTGAATATTGAAGTATTCAAACTTATCAAGGAAAAATCATACAAGGCTTCAGCTGAATTAGCCAACATGTTTGGCGAACCAGAAACTTTAGTTGGTTATGGTCGTAGAAATGTCACTTTAAACGCAATTGCTCCAACAACATCATCTGCATTTATTTTAGGACAAGTATCACAATCAATCGAACCAATTTGGTCAAATTGTTATGTGAAAGACGTAGCTAAAATTAAAGTTACTATCAAAAATCCCGTGTTGAAAAAACTACTCGCTAACTTGGGTAAAGACACTAAGTCAACTTGGGATAGTATTAAAAAGAATGATGGCTCAGTTCAACATTTGGAGTTTTTAACTGATGAACAAAAAGAAGTTTTTAGAACATTTGCTGAAATTAATCAATCCGCAATTATTAACCAGGCAGCTATCAGACAAGATTTTATCGACCAAGCCCAGTCTTTAAATCTTATGATTTCACCGGATTTGCCCACTAAAGCTGTTAATAAACTCTTGGTAGACGCATGGCAGTTAGGAGTCAAAACTCTTTATTATCAACATTCTATGAATTCGGCTCAGGCATTTGCTAGAAAAAAATTGAATTTGAATGATTTGCATTGTGCATCATGTGAGGCGTGATTTAACGTTAAAACGGAAATTAATAAAAACCCTGACAAATAATTTGTTGGGGTTTTTACATTTCTTATAAAAATTTTCAAGGTATATTTATGGTATATGGCTGAAGGTGTCACATATGGTTTAGCATTTCCATTTGAAAATTCCAGTAGGGGTGATTTTCTTTTATTAACTGAAACTCAGTTTGCTCAAATTCGAAGTGATTTAATTCATTTATTACTTACCAGAAAAGGTTCTAGATATTACTTGCCAACTTTTGGAACTAGATTATATGAATTTTTATTTGAACCTTTTGACGGGTTAACTTTTGATGCGATTGAAGCAGATATTAGAGACTCCGTACAACAATTTATGCCTAATCTTTTAATAAATAATATAACCATCGAACCCGCAGACCCCTCTGAAGAAGTACCGTTGGCTAGAGGTGAAAGTATTCCTGGTCAGGCAAAAGACAATGTCTTTAGAGTGCCTGGTAAAGGCACGTCAGAATACACCGCAAAAGTGAGAATTGACTATGCTGTAGATAATAACACTTTTGCCCAAAGTGATTTTGTCATTTTGAATATTTAAAATATATGGCTAACAATAGAATATCTTATACTGCTAGGGATTACGAAAGTATTAGAATTGAATTACAAAATTATGTCAGAACTTATTATCCTGAATTAATCCAGGATTTTAATGATGCCTCGGTGTTTTCAGTTTTTCTTGATTTGAATGCTGCAATTGCAGACAACCTTCATTATAATATTGACAGAAGTATACAAGAAACTGTTCTACAATATGCTCAGCAAAGGTCTTCAATTTATAATATAGCCCGAACCTACGGTCTAAAAGTACCCGGACAACGCCCTTCAGTAGCATTGGTTGATTATTCAATTACTGTCCCTGCGTTTGGAGACAAAGAAGATGAAAGATATTTGGGTATTTTGACTAGGGGTTCCCAAGTTTTCGGTGCGGGTATTGCATTTGAAAATCAAAACGATGTTGATTTTGCATCGCCATATAATAGCTCGGGATTTCCAAATAGAACAAAAATACCAAACTTTGATGCTAATGGTAATTTAATT